CCACAACTACATCATGTTATACAATCTTACGATACCGCTTTCTTGAAAAAAGAAACAGCAGATTATTCTGCTATCACTACATGGGGAATATTTTATCCATCAGAGGACGAACCAGCCAGTTTAATATTGTTAGATGCAGTCAAAGGCAGGTACGAGTTTCCAGAACTACGGCGTAAAGCCCTTGAACAATACGAGTATTGGAAACCTGAAACAGTCATTGTGGAGGCAAAAGCATCTGGTTTGCCACTAACATACGAGCTGAGAAAGATGGATATACCGGTAGTAAACTTCAGTCCAAGCAAAGGAAATGATAAGCATGCACGTGTAAATGCGGTTGCACCTTTGTTTGAATCTGGTATGATATATGCACCTGAGCAGAAATTCGCAGATGATGTCATTGAAGAATGCGCTGCGTTTCCTTATGGTGATCATGATGACCTGGTCGATTCAACAACACAGGCTATCATGCGATTCAGACAGGGCGGTCTGATCGGACACCCTGAAGATTATATCGACGAAAAAGTCGAGCAACGTAAAAGGAACTATTATTAATGGCAATAAAATTCGGAATGACACTCGCACAAATATTTAATCAACTTGTTAGAGGTTATCAAAAAATTACAGGTGCAGAACCAAAAGGTTTAGATCTTATTAAGATTAAACAAGAAGCCATGCGAAGATTTAAAGACATGAACAAAGTTGTTGATATGGAGGGTACGCCTATTGATCAATCAAAAGGTATTATGGGTGGTAAACAGATTAAAGAAATAACTGAAGACACAGGAGAAGGTTTTATAGATTTTGTAAGAAAAACAGATCCAGAAAGTGCAGCTAAAATGCAAAAAGAAGAGGATAGAATTAGAGCCATGATAGAAGCTGCAAACAAACGAGCTGCACAAAAATTAAAAGATAAAAAAATTAAAAGAGAATCTCTTGAAGATTTTGTTGACGACGCAGGTGGCGTAGATCCAAATGATCCAAGAGGCATAGACGATTTTATACCAGATCCAGATGACATGGCACAAGGTGGACGTGCAGGGTTTAAAGAGGGTAGAATAGCTAGAATTTTCAAATCATTAAAACCTTTTGGTAGTGAAAATAAATTTACAAATCAATTAGAAGGAATTTTATACGGTGAGATGGGATTAGCAGAGGGTTTGAATCTACTTTCACAATCTGGATTGTTTGCAGACGGTGGACGTATTGGTTACAAAGATGGACCAGAGAAACCTGGTAGAAGAACTTTTATGAAAGCAGCTGCAGGACTTGCATCATTATTACCATTTGGAATAGGTAAAGTTGGTAAAGTAGCAGCACCGGTTGTTGCAAAAGCTGCAGAGATTACAGGACCAGCGTTAGCTAAACTTGTAGACACAGTTATGTCCGCAGGTAAATTACTTTCAGTAACAGGCACTAGGGTAAAAAATATGGTGACTAAAAAGAAATTAGGAAAAGTAGAAGTTGAAGAAGATATAGCAGACGGCAGTTACATAATTAAAAAAGATGGTAAAGAGATTTATTACAAACCTGGAAGACAAGACGAAATGGGAGGTTTTGACGAGGACATTATAGAAGTTATTGAAGACAGAGTTAAAAAAGCAGGTGGCGGCATTGGTTACATGTTAGGAGAGTAATGAAGTTCGGTCCTAAAGAAACAAAAGAATTAAATCAATATCTACGAACTGGTAGAAATAGAACCAGAGAGTTTATGGCAGACCTGGTGGACGACCTTGAGCCAGGTTCCCTGAAAGATGAACTATTAAAAGATTTTGATCCATCACAAGAAACGTACGAAGAATACTTACAGAGAAAAAATTTAGAGAGACCATTTAATATGGCTGATGGTGGACGTATTGAGTTTAAAGTAGGTACCCCCTCTAAAAAAGAATTAGAAATAGCTAAAAAAGTTTATGGAACAAAACCTGAATTTAAAAATAAAATTGGTTTAAAACTTTGGGAAGCAATAGGTGCAAAAAAAAGATCAAGAATAAGAGAAGGCACAGTAACAGGTCAAGCTGTTGGAATGGGTGAAATTAAAAAAAATCAATTAGGTAAAGATGACTTTATAAAGCTAGCAAATAAAAATAAAGGTAAAACTTTTAAAGAATTCGCTGAAATACTTAAAGGTTATAAAACAAGAGACGGTAAAAATTTTACAACTCAAAATATTTCTGAAAGATTAAGCAACTATAATTTAAAAAATTTTTTTAAAAGAGATCCAGCGTTGGGAGTTTCTGATGAAGCGAAACAAAAGGCCTTTGTAACAAGACAAAAAAATTTAGCTATGACTGCTCCTATTAAAGCAGGAGGAACAACAAAGTTTCCATTTCACCACATTAGACAAATCGGAGGAGAGGTTCCTTTAACAACAGATGATCTTGCTATTATAGATCAACGTGTAAATAGTGTAATAGGTGGTAAATATAATAAAGCTTTGAATAGAACAGCTAACGCTATTACTAAAAATTTAAGATTAGCTTTAGAAGCCATGAATGAAAAAAAAGAAAATGTAGCTCGTAAACTTATGGAAAAGGTAGACGAGTTAAACGATTCAGCAGAAAAAACTGTTAACAAAGCTATACAAGAATTACCAGATAAATTTAAAAAATATGTTGGTTTTAATAAATTTACTTTACCAACAAATGAATATGGTTTTCCAATAAGCAACGAACCATTAATAATTAAAAAAGTTGGAGGTATGCCGGTAACAAAAAGTGCAGTGCCTTTAACGGATTTAACTTTAGATCAAGAAAAAATTCTTAAAGAAACTATTAGAAAACAAGCAGAGGCTGGTAAAGTAGGGCCGGTAAAACTTTTAAAAAATTTTATAGATATAGCACCGCTTCCTGGACCTTTAGGTAAAATAAAAAAATTATTTGCAGAGGGTGGTTTATCAGGTGGAGATAAGTCAGGCCCACCACCAGAAAGAGGCCCTAACCCACAAGGGTTGCTATCATTAATGAAACGTGCTAGAAACTATTAGGAGTATTAAATGGCAGATATAGACAAAGGACTCCCGAACACTAGAACTAAAATTGATATCCCTTCAGAGGAAGAGATAGCAGAAGAAGTTTCTGTTCAGGAACAAGAACCCGAAAAAGGACCAATAGAAGTTATACCAGAAGAAGACGGTGGTGTAACATTAGACTTTGAACCAGGATCAATCAACGTACCTGGAACTGAATCACACTTTGACAACTTAGCAGATCTTTTACCAGACGATGTTTTAGAGCCAATCGGAAACGAGATGACTCAAAACTACATGGACTACAAAGGTTCAAGAAAAGAGTGGGAACAATCTTACATACAAGGTTTAGATCTTTTAGGATTTAAATATGAAAATAGAACAGAACCCTTTCAAGGAGCTTCAGGTGCTACTCACCCTGTGATGGCAGAAGCTGTTACACAGTTTCAAGCTCAAGCTTACAAAGAATTATTACCAAGTGATGGACCTGTAAGAACACAAGTTGTTGGTATGAAAAACCCACAAACAGAACAACAAGCAACACGTGTTAAAGATTTTATGAATTATTTAATTATGGATCAAATGAAAGAGTATGAAGCAGAGTTTGATTCTATGTTATTTCATTTACCTTTAGCTGGATCAACATTTAAAAAAGTTTACTATGATGTAAATATGGGACGAGCTGTATCTAAGTTTGTTCCTGCGGATGAATTAATCGTTCCGTACACGGCTACCTCATTAGACGATGCGGAAGCGATTATTCATACCATTAAAATATCTGAAAACGAATTAAGAAAACAACAAGTTAATGGTTTCTATCGAGACGTAGAGTTAGGCCCACCAGGCACAGATACAAATAATGAACTTGCAAAAAAAGAACGTGATCTTGAAGGCACAAAAAAAACTGGAAAGAACGAACCCGTTTATACTTTGTTAGAGTGTCATGTTAATTTAGACTTAGAAGGTTTTGAAGAAGTCGGTGCAGACGGACAACCGACTGGAATAAAATTGCCTTACATCGTAACAGTTGAAGAAGGTAATAGGAAAGTTCTTTCTATTAGAAGGAACTTCGCGCCCAATGATCTAAAGAAAAATAAAATTCAATATTTTGTCCACTTTAAATTTCTGCCAGGACTTGGATTTTATGGCTTTGGACTCATTCATATGATTGGCGGATTGAGTCGTACGGCAACGGCGGCTCTCCGTCAATTATTAGATGCGGGCACCCTATCAAATTTACCAGCAGGATTTAAACAACGAGGTGTAAGAGTTAGAGATGAAGCGGCTCCAATACAACCAGGTGAATTTAAAGATGTTGATGCACCAGGTGGATCATTACGTGATGCATTCTTTCCATTACCATACAAAGAACCATCTCAAACATTATTAAATTTATTAGGCATTGTTGTCCAAGCAGGACAAAGATTTGCAGCTATTGCTGACATGCAAGTGGGTGATGGTAATCAACAAGCGGCTGTGGGTACGACAATTGCACTATTAGAACGTGGCTCTCGTGTAATGTCTGCAATACACAAAAGATGTTATGCAGCTATGAAAAAAGAATTTAAACTTCTTGCAACAGTTGTGTCACAATATTTACCACCAGAATATCCATATGATGTTGTGGGTGGTGCAAGAAACGTAAAACAAACTGACTTTGATGACAGAGTCGATGTAATACCAGTTGCTGATCCAAATATATTTTCAATGAGTCAAAGAATTACTTTAGCTCAAACACAATTACAGATTGCTACAGCAAATCCACAAGCACACAATATGTATCAAGTGTATCGAACAATGTATGAAGCAATTGGTGTAAAAAATATTGATGCAGTTTTACCACCACCGGCGCCAACTGCACCGATGGACCCAAGTATGGAACACATAAATGCGTTAGCTGGTAAACCTTTTCAAGCTTTTCCTGGTCAAGACCACAGAGCACACATCACAGCTCACTTAAATTTTATGTCTACTAATATTGTTAGAAACAATCCTGCAGTTATGGCAGCAATACAAAAAAATATTTTAGAACATATTAGTTTAATGGCACAAGAACAGGTACAATTAGAGTTTAGAGAGCAAATGCAGCAAATGATGATGATGCAACAGCAAGCAGCGATGAATCCACAAGTACAAGCACAGCTTCAAGCACTAACAAATCAAGTTGAAGCACGAAAAGCAGTGCTAATTGCTGAAATGACAGAAGAATTTATGAAGGAAGAGAAACAAATTACGTCACAATTTGATTCTGACCCTCTATTAAAGCTAAAATCACGTGAAGTTGACCTTCGAGCAATGGAAAATGAACGTAAAAAACAAAATGACGAGGCAAATCAAGACTTAAACAGAGCAAAATTAATGCAAGCACAAGAAATTGCCGAAGATAAGCTTGATCAAAACGAAGATTTAGCAAAATTACGTGCTGGAGTCAGTCTTGCAAAGAGCGGTGTACAACAAGCAAAAGTTATGGTAGACGATAATTAATAAAAAGGAGCAAAAATGCAAAAACTTAACAATATTAAAGTTAGTTCAGTTCCAGATCAGAAAGTTGAGATAGATCCAAGATCTAAAACAACTGCTGACAAAGCATTTAACTTTATTGCTAAACCTGAAGAGGTTAAAGTAAATGGCACTAAAAGAATGCTAGCTGAAAAAAGAAAAACAGCAATAGTGGTGTAATATTATGTGGTTATCGGCAATTAAATTAGCCGTTTCTGCTGGAAGTAAGATTTATGCTAACAAGCAGAAGACGAAAATGGCAATGTCTGATGCACAACTCATGCATGCAGAGCGTATGGCCCGTGGAGATGAGGCTTACCAGGGCAAATTATTAGAAGCTCGTCAGTCAGACTGGAAAGACGAGGCAGTTTTGATAATTCTTAGTTTGCC